CTAATTAGGCTGCGGTCGTGATAGCAGTCCAAGTCGTAGCACCGTCCGTATTGATGTAGGCGCGAGTACTGGTCGAAGACCCATCAGTGCGGAGATACAACGACCCTTGTGCTGCCGATACCGTCGGCGCGCCAGAACCTACAAAAATACCTAGGTTAGCGGTGGAAGACATTAAAAACGCTGCCATACCGCCAGCGGCAGGAGCAGTACCGCTATCAGCAGTTACGTTACCCGTGGCAGAAAGCGAAGCGACCGTAGTTGCAGCGCCAAACGTAGCGTCAACAGTGACAGCACCCGTCGTGGCATTAACTGAAATATCTTGGAATCCAGCAACCGATCTAACTGGACCAGTGAATGTGGTGTTAGCCATTTCATTCCTTACATGCGATACGGTGTATTAGTCTGCATGTTCGTCAGCCGGGACTGTCTAATACACCGGATAACCCCGGAATAGTATGGTTTTATCAGTTTATAGAGGTGGTGTCAATGCGTTTCCTTCTAGCTTCTAGCATCTTCGCTCGCCACAACGGATCGGCCCATAAAGCTTTTGCCGCCGCTTTCTTTGCTGCTTTTACTTCATCACGATTAGCTATCTCTTTGTTGTTTGCTGTTTGTTTTGCAGCATATTCAGGGTTGGCCCATTGAGCCTTCGCTTGCTTACTAGTTTTCTGTTTTGATTCTTTTGTTTTCCTAGCCTGCCTAATACCTTCAGTTCTTTTATCTCGGACAGTTGAATCTGTCCATGTTTGTTTGCTTGTCTCTGATTTATTTGCCCTAGCCTCTTCCGTACCCTGTACTTCTTTTTGGGCCTCAGTAACTTTTTGTACGTAGTCAGGGTCTTGCCAAAGCTTCGTTGTTGCCTTACTCATCGTTTGACGAAACGCTTCGGTATGTATAAATGCCGCTTTGCCAGCCTCTCTTCTGGCAATCACTTCTGGATCTTGCAAAGCCTTTCGTATTGCGGCAACCGTTTTTTCTCTGTACTCACGATTAGCCCATCTTTCTAATGAAGCAGTTTTATTTCTCGAAATATGTTCAGGCGTACTTAATGCCGTACTTATGTTTTGCTTCCACTCATCAGTACGAACTGCATTCCTGAAACCTTCACCGCCATCGGTTAGGTTGAATAACGTGCCTTTGCCAAGATCACGCCTTCCATAGATTTCTATTAACCGCATTTCTTCGTAGAACGCGTCTGCTTCTTCTAGCTGGTCCTTAACAATCTCAATGATTGGCTCAAGCTTTTCCCGGCGCAAAACAGCCAAGAAAGCGCCAAATCCTTTGTTGTGCTTTACCCGTTGCGTCCAATGCTGGTATGCGCGTTCGCCCGTTCCTTTTCCTACATATACAACTTGTTGGTTTTTGGTGGGACGTGGGTCTTTGTAAACATAAACATAAAACATGATGACACTCCTTATGTAGTGGCATCATCATAACTTGATGGACGGTGATTTGCAAGTCTATGTGTTTTTACATACTTCCAAAAAGAAAAACCACCCGAAGGTGGTTTCTCTCAAATCAAGCTAAGTGCTTGATTTTATTAGGCTCCGGGAGAACCGAAGATACCAAGCGGATCCGAGACTCCAAAAGAGTAGCGTTCACGACTTTTATATCTTACATTCCCAGTGTCGAAGTCTCCATCCATTGACGTACTCAACGGTGTACGCACGAAGTGCTTCAGTCCGTTAGGAACATCGGTGGTGAGGAACCAGGCGTTGGTGTCAGTCAAGAAGTGATTGACTGTATAGCCTTCAGGGATTGAACCCATCATCTTCAGTGCATTCACATCGTTGTCTGCTGTAGCCACACGAAGCTCGGTTTGCAGCAAGCGGGTTGCTGTAAACATGAGATTCGGGGGGACTACCAACTTGCGTGGCTTGGCTGCGATCAACAGGCCACGTTCGTCGGTCCAGCCTGCGATTTGAATCACGGCGTTTTCCAACGACGTTTCATTCAAGTCAGCAGCGGTAGACGGCGTGTTGCTGTTGGTGCCACCAGAGATGAGGGGATGAGCTGTTGAAAACAAAGGCTGGCCGTCACCGTAGGTAACGACGGAATTGAAACCGTTGTTCAGAACTGCTGCTGCCTTCACCTGTTTGGTGTAAGCCATGGCACGAGCCAGTGCTTTGGTGTAACGCGACGACAGGCTGTCGTACAGGTTATCTTCCACGGCCTCTTCAGTAATTGAAAAGCCCATAGCAATGGTTTCGTGGTTGTACCTTGCGGTCCATGCTTCTTGTGCGTTGTCGTATGCAATCGCACTACCTTCCGGTTTCACCGGTGCGGCACTAAAGCCTGACAGCTTGGTTTCCTCTTCGAAAGAACGTTCAGAAGATTCAGTTTCGTAAATCTCCTTATGCTCTTCACCATAACGAGCATACTCCAGACCGAACAAAGCGTTCAAGCCGGGGAGAAGCTCTTTCAGTAGTTGTGCGCGTGAAATAGCCATTTAAATATCCCCTTAAACGCCAGTTGCGAACTGGTAGCTGTGGTAGCCCTGGTTCCACTTAACGAGGACTTCAGGATAACCAACGAAGGTTACGGTCTGTCCAGACGCTAAAGTGATTGCCGAAGCTAGGGTCACCGTCGTGCTGTTGACGTTTACAACGTAGTTGTATGAACCACTACGGAACGCACCAGCCGTTGCCGTAGGAGCAATGATTTGCATACCTGCTTGCAAACCAGTGACAGCCGATGCCAACGTGAGGGTGGTCGAAGAACCCGAAGTGCTACCAGTACCCGTAAGGGTATAAGCGGTTTCAGGAACGACTGCAACGATACGGAAAGGAAGCGCTGTCGTAACACGCTTGTTACCGCGACCGTTTGTTGGGTTGTCTGCCGAAACGGCCATGGCTGAGTTACCCGTGACTGAACTACCAGCAGTGCCAGTAATTGCATACACGTTAGTACCAACCAAACCAGTCGAAGCATAGCCAATCGTTGTTTCTGTGTTAGACACAGAACTAGATTGACCAACCATGGCAACCTTAAAGACTGCCGAAGGATCATCCACAACATAAGCTACTGCATCATTGGCTGCGGTTGAAGCAGGCCAATACTGTGCGAACAGCTTTTGTCCAGTGGAAGGATTGGTATACGAGCAACCTACAAATACCCCAATCTGACCGGCGCGAGCCGTCGTTGTGGTAGATGCAGTCATACCCGTGATATTGATTGCACCACCCGCAAGCTCAACCAGATCACCATTAAAGATGCTCGTGGAATAAGCGTAAGGGATGGGAATCTGCCGAGTTGCTCCAGCATAGGGCAGGCCGTTTAGTTCGTTAATCGGCACAAAACCAAATGCGGAGCTGACAGTGGGATAAGCCATCTCTAACTCCTAAGTTTAAGAAGATCCACGTCCGAAAGTAACCTTACTCTGCCGATCTTTGAATAACGGCATTCTCGAGTCATTTTCTCGCATGAAGTTATTGTCTACAGATTGCATCTGAGCATCAGTTTGTTTCTGATAAAACTCATTGCGCTGACCGACCATTTCTGAAGGTGTTTTGCAAAGCAATAGACCACCGATCTCAATGCTGTCTGGAAACCGCGAGGTTTGACCAGCCATCATTTGAATCTCAGGATGCATCGAAGCTTTAACAGGTTCCCAGCCTTCACGTAACTTGGAAGAAATATGACGTGGATCAGCTTCACCCAAAGTACTTATACGAATCCAGCGAAAGTTATAACCTGGCTCCGGTGTTGGATCAGGCAATAACTGCGGCGGCATCCACTGCTTCGGACGTTCAACCGTTTCCCTTGACTCGCGTTGACCTCGTTCTTGCTTTTCCATCTCAATTCCTTTGTAGTTTTGCCACTTCGCGTGCATATACCTCAAGAGGTATTTTGTAGCGATTAGCATAATCAACCTGTTTCTGTGTCAGCTTTACCTTTTTAGGGGCTGTGCTGCGCGTAGCAGGTGCCACATTTGACTTAACTGAACGCTGAACTCTTTCAGGTGGTTCCTCGGCGTCAAAGTATTCCGGGAACACTTGTCTCATACGAGTATTTAGTTTCTCGTAGTACTCATCAGACGATGCATCGACGCCTTGCTTAATGAGCTTGGAGTGATACGCCAAGACAAACCCTGTCATTTCATCGTCTGAGCCAAACCAGGGATTATCCTTTTTCCATGATTCGGCTTTAGGATCAACCCTCGGTGCCTCAATATGTACTTCTTTTTCAGGCTCTTGTCTAGTCGGCCTAAAGTTATTAACTCGTTCCAACTTTATTTTGGCTGAAGTTAACTCTTCGTGAGCCGAAACTAATCGATCACTGTCGCCAGATTCATACGCCTCCGTGTATTTCTTCTTGGCTTCTTCTACTTCTTTGGCTACTGTTTTCTTAGCCTGCTCAAGTAAAGCCTGCTGTCCTTCCGATAAAGAACTCTTTAGTTTTTTGTTCTCTTCGGCAATAGCCTGGGCTACACGAAACGCCTCTTCCTTAGCACGTTCCGCTTCTTCGGCGCGGCTTTTTTCAGTCTTGTATCCTTTATATAAATGATCAATCCTTTGTTTAACTCTATCGCTGTACTCTTTAACTTCTGAGTCATCAAGAGGTTTTGGATCTTCACGAAGTTTTGGGTACTTAGGCTTTTCGTCTTCGACGATTTCAACCTCTACATCACCCTCCACCTCAACTTCAATCTTCTCTTCCTTCTCGTCAGGAAACTTGTACTCTTCGCTCATATATCCTCCTATGCTCTCGAAATGCCGCGAGGATCTTGAACAACGGCTTCAACCGAATCATCATTAATGATCCGAAACTCTTTGCCGTGAATCTTGATCCGCGTACCCGTGTTAGGACGAACAAGAACAAAGTCACCTACTTTGCATGAAGGACCGCTAGGAAAACGCGTCTTATCTTTATACGCATCTGGTCCTAACTTAACTACAAACAAAACTGGCGATAACACTTCTTCGTAGTACACAGTCGATCCAGCCTTAACTAGTCCACTGTCATACTCCTCATCCACTTCGGGAAGTACACACAACACATGATAGGTAGAAGGTTCCGGCAACTGTTTTGCCTTTTCCTCTGCCGTCTCAGGCAACGTTGTTGCCGATTCTCCATCTTGGGAGATTAGTAACTCACTCATCTTCATCTTCCTTTATACGACTCTCAAGGTCTTGTACTTCTATCTGTGCAGATCGTAGACCTCGGATAACGCCGCACAGTTCTCGATACTCGGCATAATCTTTTGCCGAGCCGTTGCTCACAGACTCATTCACATTTTGAATGCGGTCTTGTAGTTTCTTTTGGAGTAAATCAAACACAGAGTTCATGGCCCATTTCTTTCATCGTTTCTTCGATAACTTTGTTTGTTTTCTCTTCCCCAATAATTTTGGAAAAGTGCTCTTGAATATCTTCTACCGGACGACCTATTTCTAGCCACCCTATTACATAATTTCTTATTCTGTCTTCCCACACGTTGTTATATTTTGTTCCATTGGGCCTGCCAAACCTATGTATCCATCTTAAAAATGGAAGACATAATGTTCGATTACCTGCTTGGCGGAATTTTTCATGTATATAAAACTCTTCTCCGCCAAAACCTTTAAAGTTTCTGTTAAACCCTAACCATGCGTCCTTCTTACATGTGAATAATCCAAGGCCTTGTGCAGGTATATCAAATGGTTCCCCATCTTTATTTCTTGCTCGTTCATCAAAGCCCCATACGCCAAACATACCTTCATTCCATCGAGGCTCAAAATGAGTAGACATTAAATAAATATCGTCGTGTACAAGTGGTCCTTGTAATAAATCTTTTGTGTCTTGATTTAAATCGTAATATTCCAAAAGTCTTTTAACTGAACCTGGCTCTAGTAAGACATGTGAATCTAAACACATCACATATTCGGTATCAGCTTCTTCAAAGATTAAATCTCTAACTGCCGTTCCTTTTATTTTGTCTGTGTTTATATACTTGCTGTTTGGAACATAAGACTTTAGAAAATTCTCTATGTGTTTTGAGTGAGTACCATTTACACAGTTATCAATAACAAGGTATTTAATGCGAGAGACATCGGCATCTTGGTGATAATAACGAAGAGACTGAACAGTGAAATAAACGCCATCAAAATCCTCATACACCGCCATGCCGATAGTTATATCTCTCACAATTTCTCTTACCTTAGCTTAGTTAACACATCAGCTTTTAACTTCTTGTCAAAGTCAGACGACTTTGCCGCAATACGTTGCTGCTCTTTACGTGCTTCAACAGCGATCCGTTCTTGCTCAACCTGTAATCTTGCTTGTGCAAGTGCAATATCTGCTGCATCTTTCGCTGCTTTTCGTTTAACTTCTTCGGCTTTGATTTGAAGTTCTGCCTGCTGCATTTGAACCATCGGGTCTTGGGCCTGTTGCATAGCCTGAGCCTGTTTGGCTTGGGCCATATTCATCTGTAAGAGCTGTGTACCTGCTTGTGCGGTTAGTCTTGAGATCTCTACCTCTACGTCATCGGGTAATTTCTCGTTAGGCGGCGGTAGAGGAACACCGATTTGCTCTTCAATCTTCTTCCTATAGAGGAAAGACAGATGTTCTGCGACGTGAGCCTGCACTGCTGACGCGATTTGCTGGGCCATAGGGTTCTGGCCGATCATTTGCATGATCATTGGATCTTGGATAAATGACATATGCGTCGCTATATGCGCGTCATGGTCCTGATAAATGAACGCTTTTGTGGGTTCCATCCGCAAAAACGCCATGTTTTCTGATACTGGGTCTTTGGGATGCTGATCTTCAGGTAAAGGAACCAACTTATCGGCGTTTTTCACCCCTAAAACTTCAATCATTTGCCGGTGTAACTGGGGCAAATCATAAATTTGGGGTGCTTGAGCCGCTAATTGAATGACCGCCTGGTACTGCATGATCCTTTGCGCCATGGTTGCAGCGTTTGGATCACTAACAGGGATGATATCGACGTGTTCGTAGTCCTCTTGTTTCGCTTT